CTGATAGTCAGGGACACTACGAGTACCCATGACAGCTTCAGAGACAAGCTGCTGCTCAGTGCGTTCTGGTTGCGCTTCAACAGCAGGAATCATTTCAGAGACAAGGACACCTTCGTCATCATAGACAGCAGGAACTTCTGCTACTGCTTCAACAGCAGGGATGATGATGTCTTCGTAGACTGCTGGAGTAACTTCATACTCCTCGTCACGCATTCCGTCCTTCTCGCCAATGACCGCACGTGGGTGCAACTCTTGTAGCTCGTGAGCAAGGAAACCATCGTGCCAAGAACCATCAGACTTGAAGGTGTAGGTTACAGGCTGCATTGCTTTAACGATGTCAGCAGCACCTTGGACTGGTGTGATGTTCTCTTTCAGGCGGTAGTCTGAGGATGTGTTGTAGGCTGTGGCTGATGCTGTAAGTGCAATAGAACCCACCTTTGAGGCAGATGTTCCATTATGGTAGTAAAACTGCGAGCAATCTCCAACAGCGTTTCTTCCTAGAGCTAAAGCTGTTGACGCTGAAAATAGACGCAGAGTACTGCCTGAGTTAAAGAAGGCCATACCCCCATCCGCATCAGCGATTGGGTCAACTGATGTAGTCCCCGCAAGCACGTTACCGCTGGCGTCGATACGCATACGTTCTGAGCCATTTGTAAGGAGTTTCATCGTGTCAATGCTTTGGGTGTAGATTATACGGCCTTTATTGTTATCCGCAGTATCCCCAAGAAAGATAGTAGAGCTTCCTGCTACATCAGAAATCACAGCTAAGCTTGCGTTGAAATTCTCCAAATGCAGTCTGTGGTTAGGAGCCGACGTACCGATACCCACGTTTCCGCTGGCATCAATCCTTAAACGCTCTGAGCCACCAGTATAGTGCCGCAAGTTGCCGCTATCTCTGTTCACGAAGAACGTGTCACCACCTGAGTCGTGCTGTATGTCAAACCCGTCAGTTGCTAGTTGACCCTGACCGAAATTGGTTAGGCGTAGGGCAGCACCATTCTGCCCGTGGATGTGTGCGCCTGTGAATGTACCGCTTGAAAGGGTAGGCGTAGCCGTGCCGATGCCTACGTTTCCATCAGCCGTGACATTGCCTGTTACGTCAACGCCAGTGGCCGTGGTGGCGAGTTTGGTTGCACCTGCGTAGTTTAATTTGACGAATCCGTCGTTATCAGCAATTAAATAGTATTGTGAATTGTCAGCATTTGATAGGCGTAGGTTATTAGCCCTGACAAAGAGGTTTCCTGTCCCAACGTCGTCTATAAAGCTATTAGACCCGTTGTGATAAATCTGCAAGTCAGACCCAGCGCCGAAGATGGCTTTGTCGTTGTCTCCGAACGTCATGTCGCCATTGATGTTAGCGTTACCATTGATATCAGCCCCAGTGGTACTGAGGTTGACCGCCTTAGTTCCGATATAACCAGCCATATTATGTTTGCTCCAGTACGCTTACGATCACATCAGCTGAGGTAGCTGCACTACTTGTGATGACCACAGTGTTAGTTGTCTTTAGAATGATCTTACCATCAAGTACTGATACCGCTGAGTTAGCTGGGATAGGTACACCCTTAACTAAATAGACACCAGCAACCTGGACATCTACAGCAATCTGAGAAGCAGTTACATTAGAGATATTAAGTCCAATGACAACTGCTGTAGTTGAAGCACCTACCGTATACGTAGTGACAGGCGAGGTGCCAACACTAGCTGAGGTGTAGTTAAGAAATGTATTAGCCATCTGTTAGTTCCTTGTTTGATTAGCCTAAGGCAATTGATAGTGCAAGAGCGCTAGCTTCTGCTGTTGCTAAGATAGTTGCCTTGCTGTCTCCACCTAGTGTAGTAGCATCGACATTCAAAGCATTGACGAATGCTGTATCTACCCTAGCGTCTATCGCTGCATTAGCGTTGGCTGTTGTAAAGTACAAGTTAGTTACACCCTCAGCCAGGTCGTCCGAGTCGTGATTGGCTAACGAAGAAACAGTACCAGTTACTGTCGCCGTGACGCCTACAAAAGAAGGACTGTCGGTAGTAGCTACACCCTGGTTTAGGGCCTTTACAGAAGCAATACTAGTAAGTTCGCTATCCATCAACGCACCAGCAGCTGTTACGTTGGCTGTATCGGTCACGTCAGCTAGAGCTTCGATACCGTCTAGCTTGGTGCCATCTGTGGCAATGTCACGTCCGTCTACGGTACCACTAACAACAATGTTACTCGTAGCAGTAAGTGTTGTTACAGTTGCTGCCGCTGGGGTTGTAGCCCCGATAGTTGCAGCATCGATAGTACCCCCGTTTATATCCGCTGTAGTGGCTACTAGAGAGGTGAATGTACCTGCTGCTGGGGTTGACCCACCAACTACTACTCCGTCCACTGTACCACCGTTTATATCGGCTGTAGTGAGGACTGAGGAGGCTACAGTAACTACACCAGTTGCATCAGCGATAGAAGCAGCTGCTGTACCGTCTTTAGCTTTGATATTGGTAACCTCAAGGTTAGTCATATCGAAGGTAGTAGCGTTAACAGTTGTAGCGTTGATAGTTACGAAGGTAGGGCTATCAGTTGTAGCTACACCTTGGTTCAAGTCTTTGATAGCTGCAATGTTAGTAAGCTCAGAGTCCATCAGGGCTCCAGCAGCTGTGACATTAGCTGTATCAGTGACATCAGCAAGGGCTTCGATACCGTCGAGCTTAGTACCGTCTGTAGCAACGTCACGCCCATCTACAGTACCACCAACAGTGATGTTACCTGTAGCACTCAGTGCAGTGAAGCTACCAGCTAGAGGAGTTGTAGCACCAATGACAGTATTATCAATCGTACCACCGTTGATGTCAGCAGTAGTAAGTACAGCTGAGGCGATAGTGAAGATACCTGTAGCATCAGCGATAGAACCGACTGCTGTACCATCGTTAGCTTTGATGTTAGTTACTTGTAGATTAACTGACTCAAGGGTACCAGCAAAGTAGCCATCCTTGAACATGTAGACTGAAGTACCTAAGTCAATATCGTTGTTAGTAACTGGGTAAGCTACACCATCTTCAACACGAATCTGTTCAACAGAAGTAGATGCTACATCAATGTAGAAGCTGAGACGATCATTAACTGTGTCTACTGCTAGTTTGTTCAGTGGGATAGTTAACCCAGCATCACCAATCAAACCGATGACTGGACCTTCAGCTGTAGTACCGTCGTGAGCATGACCAGTAGAGTTGTTGAATGAGTCTAAAAGAGCATCAAACTCGTTGTTAGAGTCAGACGACTGGATAACGTCACCGTCTGTGTATGTACTCTGGCGTATGTAACCTGCCATCTAATCTCTCCTTTAGCGTCTAGCCGCTGTAGTGAATTCTAATTGGAAACCCTTGAGTGAGTAAGGGGATGATACGCCTGAGTCAATAACACGGAGTGCTACTGAGAAGCCTGAACCTTCAACTGGTTGTCTGACAAGAGGGTCTGTCTGACCACCGTAGGTTGCCACCCCGTAAACACTAATGCCATACAAAGCTACAACCTTATTAGAGTCGAAGGGGTAAGCTGCTGGACGTGGTGAGTCAGCTGACTCGTAGTCGTACCGAAGGAACAAGTCAGTGTTGATAGCACCTTCTGGAGCGTAGTTAATGATTACACGTTGGAAGGACTTACGGATACCTGGGTCACCAGCTGTGATGTCAGGGCTACGGTAACGACCAATGATAGTTGTACCATCGAACGTATTACCTTGCTCAGCACGGTAGACGTAGCCGTTGAAGTCACCCATAATCACGTAGTAATCACCTTGGTATTCCTCCGTGTCACTGCAGTAAGGCTTAATGGCCTTTGTTGTAGCGAACTCGTAGGCTTGCTCTGTACGGGTACAGATGACACCCTGAGTAGTGCTGGTGTCAACCCCTGCCGAACTAAAGAAGATACGGTACTGAGTCTTGTTAGGGATAACTAAAGCATCAAACTCATCTACGTCACTCCTATCTTGGAATAACTCTTGGATTGGCTTAGAGATTGTACCTAACTCAACGTCACCGATCTTGTCTGTACCAGCAATAGTACGTAGACCGTCTGGCCCAAGGAATACAACGTCACCAGCAAACTCTTTGATAGTCCAGCCATTACGGCAACCGATCTCACGAGTAATAGGTTGCAGTGTGAAGTCAGCCTGTGAGGAGCCTGTAAGCTTGTATATACGGTTAGCTGAGAAGATGTACAAGCTATCACGGAATACAATCATACCTGTTACAGGGGCGTCAACTGTAAAACTACCAGCACCGTTAGCTACTGAGAAGTCGTCTAAGGTAAGAGGTGCTGTGTAGATAACCTCTTGTGGGTTAGATGACATTCCTGCATAGAAACCAGTATTCTTAAACACTGAGATATAGTGAGGGTCCGCTGGAGCATTAGTCCCGTTGACATCCGTGATAGAAGTACCGTCCCAGTAAGAAGCATTGTTAGCTCCATCAGCAAAGGCAAGAAGCTCAGTACCGTTGAAGTTGATACGACGGAAGGTGTACTTCATAGCACCTGTACGGCCAGAGTCAACAACAGTCCAAGTCTGGTATACTGCTGTAGCGTCTGTGTGGGCTACTGCTGTAGTACTGTTAGCACCTCGTGTGCAGCCAGTGAAGGTAGTTGTAGTCAAACCAGTATACGTGATCTGCTCAGAACCAATGATGATAGTACCTGTAACAGTGAACCCAGTTGTACTAGCTACAGTAATCGTGGTAGCTACATCAGAGAGTGCACCACTGAGTTCATTGCTTGAGT